GAGGTTGTAATTCCTTCCTATGAGATTAGTGATAACTGGGACAACCCACACTATAACAACTGGTTAAAAGCCGGTGGTTGGAAAGACTAATGGACATACAAAAGATTGCTACCTACGGAACTGCTGCTGCTGTTGTTGGTACTGGTAGTATTGTTGGTGGCGGTAGCATTATAGATCAACAAAGGGGTGGACCTGAGAAGAGACAAGAAGCTCAGATAACTGAGCTTCGTATGGTAGTAAGAGAAGAAATTAAGAAGGCAATGTGGGAAGCATGGCCAGAGAATACTGGTGGTGTAAAAGGATTAAACAAACCAAACCCTAACGGCGATTACCGTACACAAACACCACCGAGATAAATAGGAAAAGTTGATAGTGTATTATGAAGGCAGTAGTTGACACTGTTAAAAACATAATCTCTCCTGAACAGAATTGGTCACAGTTCTTGATGAAGATTGTAGGTGTGGGAGTAGTAGCAGGTATAGGATTCGCAGGATTCCAAGTCTATACTGGTTCACAAGAAGAGGAAGAAGGACCAGATGATGCTATTGAGGTTATCTTTGAGGAGATACCAGAGAAGAAATTGCAAGTAGAAGAGATATTAAATGACTTAACCAGAAGCAATAGAGATATTAATTCCGTATGGTTATATGATTGGCCAGATGCAAGAAATATAGTTCCTGTTTTTAACTCACCACGTAATGCTAGAGACCCATTACCAAGTGGGTATTGGATGCCTGGTGATGAAAGAGTTATAGGAAGTTTTGTTCTAGGTTCTTGTACAAGATTAGATAGAAAGTTCCCTAACGCAGCCTGCCCCATTATGGGAAAAGAAGATGCCTGGGGGGTTCTTGTTGTAGAGTATATTAAAGCTCCAGAAGATGATCCTCTGTGCATTTTACCGAACAAGTCTTGTGTAAGACCTGCTAAGGTAGCTTCTATGAAAATCAGTGAGATACTTTACTTATTAGAAAATAAAAAGTAAGTAATGATCCCTGACATTGGTAATATTAATGTTAGTGTGAATGGGATACCTCTAGTGGGTATTGGTGGTGTAAAAGGATTAAACAAACCAAAACCTAACGGCGATTACCGTACACAAACACCACAAAGAAAATGAACTTATTAAATACATTTGCTGCTGCATCATTAGATCTTAATGAAGCATGGAACCTTTCATGGGGTGAAGGTATTCAGTTTATACTGGTACTTGCCTTTGTGTATTGGTTGAAGGTGAAGATAGATACAAGAGCAGGTCTTGGTAAGAAAAAACTAAGACAGTTAAAGACAGTCATTAAAGAGGCAATCCAAGAAGCCAATGATACCTGATAATGTAGGAATACAAGGAAATCCGAATATAGGTATCAGAGATATCCATATTCGAAAACCTTATATAGGTCAAATTGGTGATGCTAGAGTGTGGATGATACAACCACCACAAGCAATACCAGTAGAAGTCCCTGTTACTGTATTTGTTGGAAATCCTATTGTTAATATGCCTGGTTGTGTAGAAACACACGAAGAAAATACCAGGGATAATAAAAATATGAACCTGGTGAATGATGATCCAAAAGGAGTAACTATATTATGCGATTCTGGTGCTCCCAGTATGCATTCTATTGATTATCAAGCAGATAAACTACAATGGCAAACTTTTTATGCTCCAGAAGAACTAACAGAAGGAGTAAATACTGGTGATCCTCCTGTAGCACCTACCCCAGAGACTCCTGAACCCCCCAGCACGCCTCCTCAAACAGCAGAAGATGTAGAATGTCCTCCACCCAATGCTAGACGTGTTGGAGACTTAAATCAGGCAGGTACAGAGAGAGTAAAGGAATATAAACTAATCCAAGAAGGAACAATATGCGAAACTGTGTGGGAACCTATTCCCTTTGTTGATCAATATTTGCCTAGTCCAGCTATTGTAACAACTACTGCGACCATTGCGGCGGTGGCAACTGGATCGGCCCTCCTAGCAAAGCCTCTGGCTGATCTTCTTCTAAAGGTTGTGAAGCCGGTTGTGAAAAAGGCCATCGGAGCCGTGCAAAAAATCCTTGGGAAGACGCCTTACCGCTCAACTCAATCTGAGATTCGGACGAATAAGTATCGGGAGAAGAAGGGACTTCTTGGGATAAATTTTGCGAAACAACATCAGAAGGCTGAGAAGGCTGAGAAGGAACGGAAGAAGAAGGAGTCTCAAAAGTAGGTTTAGGTAAAGTATGATTATGAGGAATAATAGTTCCGGGAGGCGTCATAACTACCACATCCGCACATATAGATGCATAGGGGCTTTTGGGGTGGAACATTATTCCCGCTTTCATGAGTTCCCCACAGTTCTTCAAACGGGCTATCTCAAAGTCTAATCGCTTGTTCGCTGTTAATTGCTTCTGTTGATTAATTTGAGTTATTGCTGCTTGCTTACAAAGATTCTGTAACTTCCTATCAAGTGGTAAGGAAAGAGTAGCAGATAATCCAAGGTTAAAATTATTATTAGCAGTCATATCAGTACGTACTGGTTTTTGCCAAACTACCTCACCAGGATTGTCAGGAATACCATCAGGTCCATCTACTTCTACCTCAATCTGCATATCATCTCCATCATTCCACCAACGATCTGCATTACCGTCTTCATCTACATCATATTTGGGATCATTGGGATCTGTTCTTACCCTATCATCATACCAATCTTCCCAAGGATAGTTCTTTACCGTAACAGTCTGAGTTGTAGTTCTACCAGTGAAATCTGTATTATTGTATTGCGGTTGATTATATGTCCTTTCGAATGGATCCTTCCATGAATTACTATATTGGATATATGGCGTAAAGTTAGCAGTAGGACCCTGACAACTTATCGCATTACCATACGTATTAGTTACGTATGGACCTTGGAGCACCTGTATGGCTTGATTGGTTACCGAGCCAGAGGAGTTCGCAATCGGATTAGCAGTAGCTGATACTCCACCAACACTCTCTGCTAATGCAATACCAGGATTAACTATACCTACAAAAGTTGCTGCTATTGCGTAAACGTACTTGTTGTGTCTGTGACGCTTTCTATAGTGGTTGTTCTTTGAATTATTGTCTGGTTGGTCATACCGGGCCCTGAATAACTCTGGGTAAATTGAAAGGCCGCTCCTGGATCTGATATTGTGAAACTTCCTGCGCTGTCCAAATCCAAGGAATCGAACGAACTTGTCACGCTTCCTGTTGCCCCGTCTGTTCCTGACACTGAACCCACTGCTGGAGTCACCGTCACACTTGTTGTATTCACATTGGGGTTCAACGCTGCTCCGTTGTTTTCTATTCCTACCCCAGTCACTGTGTATTCCCATCCTGTCCTATAGTCAATTGAGTTAATAGTTTCTGTCACGGTAGAACTTGTCTCCGTATGGGTCGTCATCGAGCCCTGGCTGAAGTTCGGGACCACTGGCACCGCAAGGACTTTTGCGGGCATTAATAACAAAAATAGTAGAAGAAACTTCTTCATTCTACTTTAACGTACTGTTATCTCACTAACAAATTGTCCCGTAGCTGAGGTGCCAGCACCACCGGCTGTTAGAGTCATGGCACCCGCACTGGTAATAGTACCAGCCAATGTACCAGCAACACCACCGGAAGAAACGAAACTTGTACCGTATGCTGGCATATCAGCCACAACACCAGCAGTTACGTCAACACCAGCTCCCATTGCTGCTATCGCGTCCCCTTGGGTGTATGATTCGCTGAACGAAAATGCCGAGCCAGCTGTATTAACATCATACGTACCAACGTCTAATGTTGGTGCAGCAGTAGCACTACCGGCAGTTAGAGCACCGAAGTGTCCACTGTTGGAAGTATCGACTTTAATATTAGAACCAGATACCGTATAAGTTGATCCCAGCCTCGTGCCACTTGTGTAAGCACCGTCAACTGCAAGTTGAGTTGATGTCGTCAATCTATGGACCAAATCAGCACGTACTGAAGTCGCTCCTAGGAATAATAAAGAAGTCATTAGTAAGATCTTCTTCATTGTGTAAACACGTTAATTGCTTTATTAATATATAGGTGCTTTTACTACTTAATCAGTATTATACCAAAGAGATAGCACAAATCTTTCTGCATCCTCTACCTTACTAACATAATGTAAATATTGAGAATTTGAGAATATTAGTAGTTTTCCAACCTCAGGTTTTACTCCAAAATCCTCAAATATAGTGTCCCCACCCTTAAAGTCATCATTAAGATATAACATAGCAGCAAAAATATCTGGATTATGAATATTATTATCATCCAAATGAGGTTTCATAAAAGTTCCAGGTGGCCACCTCACAACCCCAACATAGTCTAAATTCGATTTCTGCTCAAATGTCTTGCAGAGTGAATTTACCCTTTCTATCACTCCGGCAAATATTTCATCATTTGTAGCTTTTATGTCTGTAGGGTCAACATCCCCACCAAGATATACTGCTGTATGATCCTTCCAATCTACTGTAGTTAGATATGTGTCTCCTCCTCTCTCTTCACATCCATAAGGCATTTCCTTCTTATTTGCCTTTGAATGACTTATGAATAATTCACAAATATCGGGATTTATAAAATTTTCTTCAATATAACGTATTTTACCCATTTACACGAAATCCACCATTTTTCCATTTCCCAAAATACTCAAAATCCGGTATTTTGGGTTTTTTAATAAACTTATCGTTTTCTATCTTATATCCATAATATTCACATATTTCCAAATAAAATTTTGAGTATTTACTGGTGTTCATTGTTTTAAAAAAGTAATAGGGCAAAAAATGCCCTGACTTTTTTTTCGGGCTTTTATGGAACCAAAAATCGAAATAATATATCAGCCTCCATCTACAGCACACCCTAACATAGCACCACCGACAATGCCTGTAGGTATTGCCCACCATCTGTCCTTACCACGGGAACCAAACCCTGCTAGTCCACCACCTAGGAGTCCACCTACAACTGTTCCATCAGAACAATCATTAGTATCTACATCCTCATAGACAGTAACGTGCCTCCGATAAGTGGGGTGACGATGAGACTGATGTCCTACGTTTGAATTAGGATCCTCTTGGTACGTTGGAGTATTCTCACAAGGAACCTCAACGGTTTCCTTCCACGACTTCACGTATCCAGGATCATTTTCAGTACCTGGTACATATTCTTCTCTGTACTCACTCTTAAAACAAGTACGTTGATTGGACCATCCTGCTTGTGACTCACCTGCTATTGCTGGAGTACAAGCACTAAGGGCAATAAGGGCAGCGAGTGCGATTTTCATGATTTTACAGAAGGTTCAGCGTATACAAGGAGTTCATCATCTATATCATCCAATACCTCACGGCATAGTTTAAGGACATCCATAAACTGTTCTACAGTCTCACAATTGACTTCTTTCTCGCTACCATCGCTGCTAAAGAGATAGAAACTACGAGAAGTCGTGTTGACTACACAACGAGTTAGATAAGCGTCATCCTCAGACATAGATCATTCTTCATTACCCTTATATATTACAGGAACCCCCTGGGTTTGTCAATACCGTTGTGGCAGTTTCTCTTGTGGCACATCAAGTGCGTTTGCTTCTACAATATAATAGCAGTCAACATTGTTCCCTGAAGCAGATTGAATATTGATTTTACGTCCATAATCAATTGACTTAACAAACAACTCTTGCCACACTGAAACAGGTGTCAAATGAACAACAATTGAGTCCACATCAACTGTACCAACCCAATCCTCTGGGACATTGATAAGATTACCTCTTAATCGTCCTGTAAATCTCATAATATGTTAACAGATAGAATAATTATATCACTTAGTTTGGATATTTACAACCCCTTTGTATTGTGGGTCGTTATACTCATGAGTATCAGGGTAGTCTTCCCATGATTCCCCCTGATACTCTGTAATAAGAGCATTCACGTCCTTTCTCTCTGCATACACGTGATAGAAGCAATCAATAGGCATGCCACCATTGGACTGAAGATATATCTTATCCTTATCCCATCGCTTCACAATAATATCCTGATGTGCTCCAATAGGTTGTAACTGAACTGAAATACTATCCTCATGAACCAAGTCCTTCCAATAATCTGGAAGAAGAATCTCTTTCTTATTCCTACATCTTCCTCTAGTATATACTCCAACCTCAGGTCCCTCAATACAAGCATATCTTAATCTCCACCCATCTTCTCCTGATGGATGCTTCATATCAAATGGTTTTGGTCTACCGTCTGCAGCACTAAACCTCTTCCTTAAGTCACCAATACCAGCACCGAAGTGTGCATTACCCTGAACTATTAAAGGATACTTACCACCACCTGCAATAGTTTGACCACCATATACAGTTACTGCTCTTCTACCTTTCTGTTCCTTACTGGTAGCAACCATAAGGGTTGACTGACCATAACCAAATTGCTCTGCACCTATAGAAACACATCCAGAAGCACCTATACTTCCTGGTATTCCCCAGTTACCAGAACCAAGACCACCTTCTTCATGACATCCAACAATGAGATGCTTATGAACTAATTGATCGTCAAAAGACCAAGCCATTTAATTTACCGCTCCTGCTACAACTACTTGACAATGCCCTTTCTTACCACGTCGGGTACTATATGAATTCATGTTACAAATACCTGTAATAAAATCAGTTTCTACGTCACCTAACAATCTTAATAAATTATTAGACTGACATGTGAGAGTTTGTGTTCCAGTTATCTTAATGATACTGGACTCCATCATAATCTGTTGATTAGTCTTGAGAGTGAAGTTACCATTCTCATTAGTGTCACCTCTAGCCTCGAAATTTATATTCGTTGCCTTAACATTCAAATCACCATCCTGGATATCAATATTTAGATTACCACTCTCCACTTGAATATTAAATGTAGCAGCATCATCTTCAAGGTCTTGTCCTACCTTGATATGCATGCCACCAGGTGCTTCAGCAGTAGTCCTACCTGCCCTCTTTCCACTTGCATCCATTACTATGAAATGACGTGGATCATAACTATTCTCCAGCATCACAGCATGCCGAACATTATCTTCAGAGACACCACCAAATGACAATCTACCATCAACGGTGGTTTTACTCCAAGCGAAGATGGTATTCAGTCCAAATAGTCCTATCGGTTTTCCCATTAACTTTCTTTAATAAAGATATTCTTACCGACACAATCAATGACTTCAACCATTTTAAGAGGCGAAAGTTCAGCATCAGTAGGTTCTTCTACCTTCAAGGTGAGTTCGATATCAGCCCCTGCTCCATATTTAGTCGTAATATCCACTTCTGGATACTTAATGAAAGGTCCATAAGGAGGAGGTCCACATGTAATAATACCACCAGTTGGAGTTAATGTAAAGGGTACAGTTTCTCCACCAATACTAATCTGATCTCCACCAGTATATCCAGTACCACAAGTGGTAATTTTAACTGCCTTTCCTACCAAAATCTTAGGTTCACCTCCACTAGGTGGTTTCTTAGGTGTCTCAGAAGGAGCAGTTATCTCTCCACCACAAGGTAATATATAACCTATATTAGTTGCTGCCCTAAAGGATGAGCGAACTTCTTCTACGTATTCCGTGGCCCAATCACAATAAGTTTGCTCATTAACTATAGGACCCCCCTTCCTTGCAGCCTCAATGAAACCTTTCCATATATCTTTCTTCATACATGCAAACGCACCTGAATGAGGTTTCTGATTAAGATTATTAGAATAACTTACATAATCTTCCTCTGATAGAGGAATAACCTTTTTAGTTCTTGTCTTCTTAGTATCTGGTTTGCTTACAGAGTTTACAGAAATAGTATGAGTCTCATTACCTCTTTTATTATCACTCTGAGTCCACGTTGTACCACCAATAGTAAGACTCTCTAATGATTTGCCTGATGTATTAGGATTATCATTCCAATCATATTTTAATGTAACTGTTCCAGTTCCTTTAACTTCCAGTGCAGTACCATTATTATTGAACTTAACAGATACTCCACCCGTAGTACTCATAATAGTAAGAGAAGCATTGATATCAAACCCACCTGCTGAATCATCATCAAACTCAAGTCTCTTACTATTAGAGAAGCGTTTATCACCAGGAGCCTTCAATCCATTATAGGTAATAGGAACTGAAGATTGTCCTTTAACACCAGGAACTATATACTCTTCTGATTCACAACTCAAACCCTTTCTATATCTCTTAAGTTGGTTCAAGTAATTCTGAACCCAATGTTCCATACCACCCTTATCAACATACTTTCTTGCTTCCTTGTATGGTGTCTCATTATGGTAATCTGTTTTACGTACCTTATTTTTGTCACCAACCTCATTATAAACTTTAACAATCTCACGTATAAGAGTGTTCCTTTCTGAACCAATAATATGTCCCCACTGCTCAGAATAAGTCTCAACACCATTCTTCTTCCTAAACCACCTACACTTCTGATAATCTGCGTTATCATCCCTTTGAGTTTCTGGGTTACATGGAAGAGCAGTCTTTATAATCTCTTGCTGCTCTACATTAGTAGATAATCCCTGCCCTATAACCTCTGCCTTATCATCATCATAGGTACAAATAGTAATATACATTTCATATAATCTACCTGCTTTATCATTACACCTTTTCTTAACAACCTCTCCATTAAACCAGTCCTCACTACCAGTTACAAATTTAAGATCAATAAGTCTATACCATTTTGTCTTAGTCGTATCAATACCTTGACTATAACCATACCCCTGTGGAGTACTATAAACTTCTACTTCATAATCATATACAAAATACCTGTAGTTATTCTTTTGAATATTATATGGGTCTGCCTGCTGCTCAACAGTCATTCCACTATTATGATTATAAGCACCTCTGAACTTTAACCTAGTTCCATCAGCAAGATCTGCTCTCCATGGATCAAGAGTTCTATAATTCTGTCCAAGAACATTCTTTCTTTGTCCTCCTCCCTTTACTTTTTCATTAGCAACAAACCCTTCAGCACCTATCTTAGTCTGTTCCCAAGTTTGTAATCCTGCTGTACCAAACTTACCATGATCTTCAATCGGTGTCCCATTAATACTACGTAACTCTGCTTCCTTAAACAGATTTAATATCTCTGTGTTACCCCCAATTTCTGGATTGATATTCATCCAGTTACCCGTCTGGAATTCCAGGATATTACTAACCTTTCTATCAGTAACAGCATCACGAAGACTAAGGATAGGTCCAGCACCAAGACGAGATCCATCTGTTACCTTTGCGAAACCTTTATAACCTTTCCTTAAGTTAATCTGAATAGACTTAATCTTACCTGGTTTCTTACCACCACTATTCATTACAGGAAGTTGTCCCCATGATGGGTCATCCAACAACTTCTGCATGTTCCTGCCTATCTTTCCTTGCTTATGAACTAAGAAAGCACTTGATTGTCCCCTGTCAGGATCACCCTCAAGATAGTATCTAATATCTGCATTACTAAATCCTGCTGCCTTTGCATTCCTTAAATCATCACCAGCACCAAATCCATTATCAACAACACCAGTATCTGCTCCCTGGGGCCCAGGAATAATCTTCTTCCCACCACGATGATCAAAGTTATGCATCAACCGAAGTGCTGCATAGTCAACAATATTACTACCCGCTGGTGGAACTATAGACTTTCCATCTGTTGTTATAGCACTAGTAGGAAGCATACACTTAGTACCAGTGGGTAGATAAACCACACCTCCTGGTGGTACTGAAATTCCAGTACCAGGTTCAAATGGATAGAAATTACCCTCCTTATCCTTTATGATAGTACTATTTCCCTCTGCATATGTTCTACCACTACCACCAACACTACCATCAGGAGCACCTAAGTAATTGGAACCAGGTTCAAGTACATCAATATCTTTAATAGCATATGTCCATGGTGTATTAGTTTTATCAGGATTATCCCAATCTAAATCTGCTTTTACAACTCCGCCTTTCCCTTTACCACTAGTATCATCAACCACACAGTAAGGAATCTCACTAAACCCTTTACCACCCCTTGTTAGTTCAACAGAAAGAATCTCTCCATCACTTCCGATTACAGGATTAGCAGTAGCACCATTACCATTACCACCAAATATAGTTATCTTTGGTGGACCATTCTGTGAAGGTCCAGTCTCACAACTACCACCTGCTAACCTTTGTCCTCCTATCTGCTTATCAAATGCTAACTTAACAAGTGCTCCACCACCAGGGAAAACAATATCAGCAGCAAGAGCAGCAGCATCAAGTGTATCTCCCTGCTCTAAGAATGACTTTGCTACATTAAGTACTGACTCTCCTGTTGTACCAGGCATAGACTGAATCCCTGGTAAATTCTTTGCAAGGTTAAGAGTATCAGTAATCCCACCTATTCCACCAAGTTTAGAGAGATTTAAATTATCACTATTGATAGCAGTATTAAAAATACTATTGTTATTCAGAAAACTACTACCACCTTTTACCAATGCTCCACTAGCAGGTATAGCAGCAGCAATATTCTCAAGAATGTTTCCATCCTTTACTTGAGAAGGTATCTCCGCCAGAGAACCAGCAAGAGCACTAATATCCTTTATCTTTGTTGCAGGTATAGGTTTCTCTCCTTCCATCAATTTCTTATAAGAGGTACTGAAATTAGCAATACCATCTAGGTTAATAGAAATACCACCAAAGGCATTCAATCCTTTGGTCATCAAACCACCAATAGTTCCTCCCATATCAGGAGGAAAATCTCCACCTGACGCTGCTGATAAGACACTATTAACAGGCCCCATCATCTTATTCATAGTACCATCAAGTTCAGCAATAGTCTTACCAACTAATGCACCTGTATAGGATTCAGCAACACATGGTGGTTGACTAACAATCTTATTAGCAGCATCTTTAATAAAACCAGCAGCATTTCCTGGTAACTTATCAACCATTCCATTAAAACTACCAATAACACCACCAATAGCATCAGCATATTCTTCCTTCACCTTAGCCATCTCAGACAACTTACCAAACGTTGCAACATTTGACATCATTTTAGATGTTGCTTCAAGTGTTGCTGCTCTCATCTTCTCCGTTCTATCCTTCTGATCAGTTGCAATGATGCGTGATGCTCTCTTCTGCTCACGCTCCATTGTTTTATCAAAAAGTTTATTCGTAGAACCATCGACCTTTATACCATCATGTGCTTTAACAAATGTTTCTATCTTTGATAGGCGTTTCATCACCTTATCAGTACCCGCAAAGGGATTACGATCATCAGAATTATCTGCTGCCGTCATGTCACCTGTTGCTTGCAGATTATCGTGACGTGACTTAGATGCTTTAGCACGAACATCTTCAGCCGCACCCCTCTCAAGTCTTACTACCTCTGTTGGTACTGTCTGTGTTCTTTTAACTCCTGTATTACCTACCTCAGTAGTAGCATCTCCTACTGGTTGTCTTTCAACTGTACCATCTTTCTTTAAATCTGATAAAGGTGCAACTCTCTTGTTACTAAACCCACTAAAAGGTTCGAACCTACTTGTTTCAGGTACACTATCTCTCCAATCATTCTGTGTGGATTTATCCATCACACCAATGATTACTGGTTGCTGTCCATCTTCTCCATCTAAGAAGAATCCAAACACCCACTCACCACCAGTAAAAGCAAGTGATTCAGAGAAACCACCTGTTCCTCCACCCGCACTGGTAGGCATCAAACAATATGCCCAGGGCAAATCATCATTCTTAAGATCATTCTTACTATCAGTATGCCACCCAAGAATTGATACCTTTACCCTCCTCTTAAATCCAGGGAGGTCTGATAAAAGATCAACAGGAAGTGGAGGGTAATTATCCCTCCAGGTTTCTGCTTCACATACCTGGCCAAGCCACCATATGAAACCATCCTTACCGATGTTATTATTCTTTAACAGACCCTCATCAATCATTCGTCGTATACTCTACACTCAAATGCATCTGGATGATTCTCACAATATTGATCAAGTTTCTTATCTTGATGTCTTAAATGATAATCATTAATACCAGTTTCAGGTTCATCACCTTTATGATACTCATCATAAAAAGCGTGAGCCGTTTTCAAATCTTCCTCAGTGTACTCAAGCATACCGTGATTGATGTGCTCTTTCTTGTCCTTAGGATCTATATAGACCTCGTGGTCTAAATCGTGCTTAGTAGTCATAGGGTAGTCCCATACAATCGTATTTATTATACTATATAAAAAAGTAATAGAGCAAAAAATTACCGCGATTTTTTTACCGGCTATTTCTTGTTTGAAAATCGAAATAATATATCAAGGGCGTGCTGCTTTCTGAACCCCAAAAGAATCACGAATCAAATTCATTGTAGTCCAGGACCTATCAGGTGTAACCTTATGGCACAGACTAGAGATTAAATAGAGTCCACTCGTCTCCTTACTAGGACGCTCTGTCTTCGTACCAAGACTAGGGAACTCACACCACACTGTTTCACCTGCCTTCAATGAAAAATTAGCCTCCACCATAACATCCACACTAACAGAAAAGATTTGATTATATCTAGTGATTGCCTGAACCATTCTCTCCTTCACCTTATCATTAGTCTCTTCCTTTTTCAACTTCCATTGAGCAAGTTGTTTAATACCTGCTATACCACCAGGACCAACCATAGTTCCAACATCAAGGATAGAACTCAATCCTCTAGTAGGACCTGCTCTAAATTCTTTTGCAACAAAATCCAATTCATTACCAGCAGTCTTAACATTATTCTTTTGCTCCTTAGTCATAGAAAAATCAGTCTTCTTTACCTCAAAGGTAAAAGGATTAAGGAATAAAAACGTAGCATCATAAGCACCAACAGCAAGTTTCTCCTGCACATTAATATTCTTATTCACATTATACACGAATATCTTTTCATATCCTTCTTTCTTTTTATCTGTTTGGGTAAACTCATACTTACCAGAATTTTTCTTATCTGCACTCCCACCACCTTGTGTTGGTCCAACTAAAGTATCAATAGACTTAAACTTATATCCATCTTGTGTCTCAAAGAAAAAGAACCCAGCAGTCTTTCCATACCCTTCTGTTGGGATAGACTTAGTTCCTAACCAAGTCAGGGTATAAAAACATTTCTTGATATTACCAATAAAATTATAAGAATTTGATGTCTCCTCAATATCATTTTTCTTATTAGTCTTGAGAACATTCTTAAGAATGTTCTTTATAGTCTCAGAAATCTTACCACTATATCTTTTAACTACTCTTGCCTGCTCATTAGCAAGGAACTCTTTGGTACATAAGTCCATAGCAAAAACATTTCTAGTAGTATCTCCAAGAGCATCTCTAACAGTATTCACATAGAATGCATCCTCTTTACCAACATACTTTAATATGTTACCTTTTGGATCTTTTAAGTTAACTCTTACTGCTTCACCACCTCTAACTGGTAATCCATTCAATAAATCTTTCATATTCTTCCCATCACCAACAGTATTACCTGTGTCACCTACTACTATAGTAGCACTAACATGATTAGAAAGAATGCTTTCATAATAAGTGAACTCTATCGTTCCTGTAGATATATCAATACCCTTTCCACTCTTCCAACCAGTGATTGAGAGTTCTTTAAATTCTACCTTCTGTTGTTTTTGTTTTGCTGCCATCAGTCTTTATACAATTTAGCAAGCATCATTGCTTTAGAAAAGGACTCAGTAGTCTCGTATCTATTTAATGGAGTAAGTGATGATACAGAAGAACCACCTCTAGCACCACCACCTTGCATTTGCTTTGTAGGAATAGGTATTATCCCACCCTTACCACCAGCACCAGGTTTATCATAAGATGCAGACTCACTAATACCACCAGCAGCACTGCTAGCACTAGCACCTGCATCAGAGGATGGTTCTATACTCTCAGGTTTAGTAGCATCCTTGTCCTTAGGTACTGCTGGTGCAGCAGCAGCATCTGTTGGAGAAGTACCTTGTGCACCTTCCCCTGGGAAGAATGACTTAATTAATAAAGGCCACATCGCAAAGGGATTAAGCAACATGAAAAAATTAGGTATCTTTGTAACTAACTCCGATCCCTTATCTCTGAGGAAGGGGAATAACATTCCAGCAACTGTTTGCCTACCAGCACCTTTTTCAATAGGAATACTATATTCCTTCTTAAAGTTCTCCCAGAACCTTGAGAACCCAGCAGCAATCCACTTACCAATCGCCACAGCAATACCACCAAGGGCCTTCGCCGCCATAGGTACTGCTGAACCCAACAACCACCAGAATACTTTTAATGCTCCACCACCTAGTCCTTTTAATATACCCCACAATCCACCACCAGTAATGAAATTCCATAGAAGTGAGACTGCTTTACCACCCAGTTTAAGGATGTCCCATATTAATCCAGTCGGACTAAAGATCCACGCTGCTAACTTCAACAATCCTCCAGCACCTTTACCCAATAATCCTAACAATCCATCTGGTGAGAACAACCAACCTACCACCTTACCTATACCACCAAAGACATTCCCTAAGAACTTCCATATTCCACCACTAGCAACAAAATTCCATACTGCTTTACCTAAATTACCAACACCTGTAAAGATACCACCAATAACCTCTTTAAATCTATCAACAGCAGCACCCCATCCTTTACCCATAAAACCTTCATACAATAACTCACCAATAAAAGTACCTACTCCTTCACCTACTAACAAAAGAAGTGGTGCAAGGACTGCTCCAATACCTGTTGCTGATGCAAGTCCACCAAGTGCTGCACCTAATGCTCCACCTAATGATGCACCCAATCCCATAAAGATTGCTTTACCAATAGGTTCACCAGCTAATATTTGAGTGACTGCAACAATAAGAGGTCCAATGACAGGGAACTTGGCAAACTTACCAACCATCTTCAACCCTCCCATTAACTTACTACCTAATTTACCAACACTCTTTGCTGCTCCACCAATTACCTTACTACTACTCTTCAATATCCTCCTAGTAGCAGGGCCTGCTTTCCTAGCAACATTTGCCTTGACCTTTGAACCAAACCTCTTCGCCTTATTAATATTAGCACGTGCTTTCTTCGCTTGTAATCTCTTTCTTGCTGCTTTTGTTCTATCTGCCTTAGTTAATTTCCCCTTAGGTTTTGGGCCCTTCGTCTTGGACATCTTTTTGATGCGGCCCTTAGCTGAAAGAACAGCAAACGCAGCAAACGCTGCCTCCATTAAAGGAACCTTCTTCTGAATCTCAGTAATATTCTTGATTAAGGATGCTTTCTGCGCTTCTTCTGGGTCAGTACCCAAAAGCATACTAACAACAGCCGTTCCCGCAGTAGCAATCCATGCTACCGCATGAAAGATAGGAGTAACGATTGCTAATATACCCCTACCAATCTTACCAATCCATTCTACAACAGTCGCAACAAAACCAAGTATCTGAGGTAGATATTGTATTAACCATCCCGTTACTATAACACCCATTATCTCTACTATAGTACCCCATAAGGATGATACACCACTCTTAGATGCTACTGCACCAACAACATTACCAATGCCCTTCGCTGCTCCTTCTAACCAACTTTCTTTTGCTAGTCTTTTTTGTTTCTGAGCCTTGTCTGCATCCTTCTCTGCTTTCTTCTTCTTTGCATTTGATTCTTTCGCAAGGGCTCTTTCTATAGCAAAGGTTGTACTCCAAACCTCTGCTAATGCTCCTTCAATAGGACTTTCACCTTTTGGTGCTGGTTCTGTTCCCTTCTCAGGTTTTACCGCTACAACCTTAATGATGCCACCAGCAGGTGAAGGAACTAATGCACCTCCTTTTGATTTACCAGACTTCTCTTTAGTTTGCTGCATCTTACCAGCAAACTTTTTAGGATCAACCTTCTTACTCTTCTTTACTATTCCACCTACCCCTTTGGCAAGCCCTCCAAGCATTCCTATCATTATTCTACAATACTATACATTGATTTAGTAACCAACGTTGAGAAGTTACGTTCATCTATTGGTGAGAACATTGGAGGTGGTCCACTATCTTCTCCACCACCACTAGCACTACCAGAACCCTTACTACCACTAACTCCTGCTATAGTACCAGCATTACTCTTCTCTCCAGTACTAGGAGGATTATTAATTAACTGATCAGCACTCTTAGAACTAGCATCACCTTGTGCTTTAATCATTGCACCAATAGCACCAACACCAGCACCAACCAGTGCTCCAGGTGGTCCTGCTAATGCCATACCAACTAAGGCACCCTTAGTAGCACCAGCATTCAACATCTTCTTAATTGCATCAGTAAATTTACCAGCAATCATTCCCATTATTCCACCTGGTTCATCACTATCTTTCTTAACTTTTCCTCCACCCCAGTATGTCTTAATATTATTTGCTGCTCCAGGTTTATTTGTACCACCACCAGCAAGATTCATATTTGCAAAAGTATCAGAACCAAACTTATCTACAGCACCCTTACTCATAACAAACTCACCAGGAGCAGCAGCAATCAACTGTGTATCTCTTCCTGCTCCACTAATTCTTTGTCCTGAAGATGAGGTAACATCGCCACCACCATCCATTAGTCCACCACCAGCAGCATAAGTTATACCATTAGCACGTCTGGGTAAGTTACTACCACCACCAGCAGCATTCATTCCTTCAAGTAATCCTCCACCCCACATCGTGACAGCATTTCTGCTCATAACAAACTCACCAGGTGTGAGCATAGCAGGAACAGTATCTGTTCCCTTTGTTAATCCACCACCAGAATACTTCTTCACTTCATTCTGTGCAGTCTCTATCCTCTCTCTTAACTGAGTTTCTTTTACTTCTCCACCACCAGAAAATGCACCTTCAAAAGGATTTCTACCGTGACTAGGACTTGAGAGATCTGGACTTGGATTAAGTGGTACATTTAAACCACTACCAAAAGTATTTGCTGTGAAACTCTCATCACCTACCACTTCTCCCGCGTTCTCTTCACCCTTACGTCCAAGCATAGCAGCACCACCTATCAATGCTGCCAATCCTATACTCGCAGCTATAGCTGGGTTCGCTGCTGCCCACGTGAATAACTTACCAGCAAAACTCCACAACCCTTTAATCAAACCAGCTGCACCTTTTATTAAAGACGCAGTGAACACTGCAAGTTTTGCAAACAACCCAAGTCCAACAAGGAGGAGAAGTCCTTTAAGAATAGGAGGTAACGTTACAGTTATAAACTCTTTAAGATTCTCTACTGCATCTTTATTCTGAGGATTCTGAAACCAATCAATTATCTTACCAACTCCCCAACCAACAACTACCACAGAGAGCATCTGAATAATAGTTTCCCAAAGACTAGTGATTGGTTTAGCCATTGTCTTAGCAAAACCAGGTATCCCTATTTTCTTTGCCTTACCCTCCTTACCTTCTTCCTTACCTTTTCTCTTTGCTTTCTCTTTCTCCTGTCCCTTCTCAGCAGCAGCATCCTCTGCTATATCTGCACGTGTCTCTAAGATACCAAGAATTCTCTTAACACTCTTACCAATACCATCAAGCCATTTCTTTATACCTAATGTGCCCTCCTCTTCTGGGACAGGTGCAAAAGTGGTACCCGTTAATAACTTTTGACTCTTAGGTTTTGCAACAGAAGAACCAGTACCACCAAAAGATATATTAGGATTCTTTTTCTTTTCTAAAACTTTATCAAGGAAAGACTTAAACTTAATCGGATCACCCTTCTTCTTAAATGCTTCCTTCCTTTGCTCTTTTGTTAATGGGTGTCCCTTATATGTTCCGTCCCTTGTTACTTCTTCTACAACATTAAAAAACTTATCTGATTTAATCTTTTTCTTATGACGACCAGCATCCTGCGGAGAAACAGGAATTCCCTCTCTAGTATTTCTAATAAGATCGTCCAGATTCATTTTGCTTTTGTTTCTCCTTCTCTTCTTCTAGGTGTTGTTTGAGAAGACTAACGTAGACATCACGCTCCCAAGGGATCATGTTCTCTATCTCCGTTAAGCTGTATTTATGATACTGCATCAAGGCAAAATTAATTCTAAAATAACTCTCCAAACTCATATAGGAGAGTGCTATGCGAAAAAACTTGCTAACCCCTCAAGAGTCACCGTGTTCTTCTTCTTAGTTTTAGGATTAGTCACCTCAATTTCATAAGAAAGTTTGGGCATAGTCTCAAAGAACTTCTCAATAGATTGGAACTGTGATGAGTTCAACTGCTCTAAGAAATCAGATAGTTCTTTCTTACTACACTCAGAAGTAGTCCATGCTTCTTCTTCACTGTAGATAGTATCAATACATGATGCAATCAAATCAAAAGATTGATCAAGTTGAGAACCCTTACTAGCATTCACATCAAAGTTAGCCTGAATGAATTGATCCAAAGAAGGATACTTCATCTTCATACTAAGAGTATCATCAAGGGGAATGGTATCGTTATGTTCCTTATCTTTCTGCACTAAAATCTCATCAATAGGTATCGTTACATCTACTGTAGTAACTTCATCATCAGGACATGTTACCTGAACTTCAACTTCCTCACCAACAGACTTACCTCTGATGTTAAGGAACAAGTATTCAATATCAAACGTAGGTAGTTTCTCTACTTTAATACCCTTTGTTTTGATACAAGACTTAAGAACTTCTTTTATTGCTCTTGTTATACTCTTAGTATCCTCACTCTCCATAGCAAGAACTAAAAGCTTCTCTTCTTTAACTAAGAAAGGTCTATAAACAATCAATTCTCCACTGGACGGCAACTCAAGTTCATAAGTTGGCGTCGCAATCTTTGGTAATGGCATAATAACCCAATAAACAAATCACTATATTATATATAAGGGTTAGCCTGACTTTGCACGTGCCTTAGATAATGCTTGGTCGCCAGCAGTAGCACCAGTACCACCACGTTGTCCTTTAGCATTTATAGTAACGTTCTGTCCTTTAATGGCCGCATTCGTCATATCTGTTACATCAGTTTCTCTATTAATAGAGTCACCTCCTCTTGAGACACCAGTTATACTATCTGTTCCTGATACTTTCTCACCTTCAGTACTTTGCCAATTAGAATTTGCTCCAACACGTCCTCCTCCCGCTGATGGATTCTCACCAATGCTAGCAGTAGCCTTAAGTGCTTGGTTCCCAGAAGTCCTAGAAGATGCTGCAGGAGTCCTTCTAACACCTGTCTTATCAGTTATATATCTTTCGTATGCAAAAGTAACAGTAAACTCTAGGTTAGCAGAAGGATCATATGATACCTGTGTAGAAGATATGTTCTGAGGAAATGCATTAATGAATGTATAAGTTATCTCCCCTGGACTTTGGAAATGATAAGTAGCAGGTCGTGTATCACCTCTTACATTACTGAACCCAGCAATACCAGCATTATCTTTATTAAATTTATATAAAAATAACGAATTACGATAATTTTCTGGGTACGATGCCTTGTAATATGTGTTAGAACTAGTACTATTATCTCCCTGCAGAGGCAAAATGTATTCCATCCACCCCTCAAAAGCATAGAGTGCCTGATAATTAGAATCAATAAAGAAAGTTAAGTCTATCGTTCCATCATATGCTCTCTTATATGCATGCTTCTGTGTAACGCCATAGAAATCATTAGAAATATCATGTGTTGCTATTGAAGAACCAGGAATAGAAGTTGCTTTACAAAGCATTCCCATCTCATTCAGTATTTCAGTATTGATACCACTAGCAGACAAAAAACTCTTTACACCTGGCGGCCAAACTATATGAGCTCGGTACTGACTCGACTGAGCAATGCTTCCGAACTTACTTAAGAAATCGTGTGTACTATACTTGGTACCTGGTATGTTGCCAGCCATCTAAATATGTTATGGTGTTTTCCCTATACTATGTATGTCGTATAAAGGTAGGTTTATACCAACTAAACCAAATAAGTACAAAGGTGACATAAGAAACATTGTTTATAGGTCCCTTTGGGAACTGAAATTTATGAAATGGTGTGATCGTAATGTAAATATATTAGAATGGGGAAGCGAAGAGTTCTTTATACCCTACAAATCTCCACTTGATAATAGAGTTCACCGTTACTTCCCTGACTTCTACATGAAAGTTCAAGAGAGTAATGGTAAAGCAAAAAGATATGTGATTGAAGTTAAACCGATGAACCAATGTGTTCCTCCTATTAAAGGAAGGAAACAAAAGAAAACATTCATCCGTGAAGTGACTGAGTATGCTAAGAACCAAGCAAAATGGAAGGCAGCAAAGTCTTTCTGTGAAGATAGACAATTAACCTTTAAAGTCGTTACGGAAAAAGAACTTGGCATTAGATAAACCTTATAGCAATAGAGTAACACCTATACTTAAAACCCTTATAGGAACTGAAGATGCTGATGATCTAATGATAGATGTGATTGGTGCTCTAAGTGATACAGTAACACCAGTACCTGACTTAGGAAACTACTACACCTTCATCTACAAAGCAAAGACTCCTAACATTACATACGATACTAATCCTTTGGTTGCTGTAACAGAATACATGCCCAATGGGTTCAAAGGTTTTAACTTTCACTGGGGAACAATGAGAAACTATACCTTCTTAGAGGTAGTAGGACAGTTATATTATGTAAACCCAATAGAGATAGATGAGTTAAAAACAATTCCTTATCAAAATTTTATTCTAAATAACTAAAAAGATTATAGTGGCAACTGTAACTAAGACACTACCAATACCAGGGAGTAAGAGTACACCTCGTAATAAAACACGAGCCAGTATTTCTTTTGACCCAGCAAATCCTAATGCTCCAAAGACTCTTACTGTTACAAGTATAGTAACTAATAAACGAGGAAGAACAACATCATCATCAGATGCTACCTATACTCAAGGTGCTGATGGTATGTTTAGAAATAGTGCTGGAACATTATGGGAAGGAGAGTATGATAAAGGTGGTGGATTAGTAAGACAGTCGATGGGTAAGACAATCAATGCCGCTAATGTAAGTGATGCAACAGTAGATAAATGGGGTGCAGACGCTACAGGACTTAATAAAAAAGAGAAAGAAGGTGGTAGTGTTGCTGATGGAAAAGATAAAGGTACCACCACAACTGTTCCCCAAAGCAAAAGGAATACCCCTCAACATAATAAGAACCATGGTAATCTACGTTACCCACTAACTCTTCTTAAGAATACAGATTTCATGAAGATTACCACGTATAAGTACGTGCCTGGTGGATTGAAGCATGGAAGTAGACCTAGTGAAAGAGCGAAAACACCACTAGGTAATGTAATCCTTCCTATCCCACCAGGATTAACTGACGCAAACAGTGTTTCTTGGGGTGATCATACTATGAATGCTGCTCAAATGTTCGCTGCTAGGGAAGCAAAGGGGGCTATGGGTGCAGATGATCCCACAAAAGCAGTCGCAGACACTGTAACAAAAGCAATGGAGGTAGCGAGAAATGATCCAAACTCCAAAAATGTGATGCAGAATTATCTGCTAAGTCAGGTTAGTGCTCTAGGTGCAACGACAAACCAGCTGAGTGCTAGAGATTCAGGACAAATACTCAACCCAAACTTAGAATTATTATTCGGTGGTCCTACTCTTCGTTCATTTAGTTATTCATTTAGACTAACTGCTAGAAGTTCAAGAGAATCAGAGACAATTGTAAAAATCATACGTATGTTCAAGCAAAGTATGGCTGTCCAAGGTGGTGCTACTGGAATATATCTAGAGTCTCCTAACACATTCCAAGTTGAATTCTTTGATGGTAAGGGAAAACCACATAGATTCATAAACAAATTGAAGATGGCTGCTATGACTAGTTTCAATGTTAACTATGTTCCAGACGGGACTTACATGACTTATGATAACTCTGCTATGACTGCCTATGAAATACAACTTGGATTACAAGAGACAGAACCAATAATCAGTAATGATTATACAGGCGACGGTATAGGATTCTAAAATGTCAAACTACTTCAGTCAACTTCCAAACTTCGAATACATCTCTCGCATCAACGAGAGAAAATCTAATAGTGATTACCTCCCAGTAAAGAATCTCTTCCGTCGTGGAGTGATACGTGAAGATATCTTTAGTGACTTCATGACGTTCACCAAATATAAAATTGAAGGAAACGATCGCCCTGATGCTGTAGCATATAAAATCTATGGTGATGAAGACTTTGATTGGATAATCCTTGCTGCAAATAATATTATTAACGTAAGAGATGAATGGCCTCTATCACAAAACGATTTCCATAACTATCTCATTGAAAAATATGGAGACGAAACATACTTGGATAATATAAAGCACTATGAGACAGAGGAAATAAAAGATTCAAAAGGAAAGATTTTTATACCAAAAGGTAAGATAGTAGATTCTACTTTCAAGTTTACCTTCTTAGATTCTGGTACTAATAGACTTGTTGAAGTAAGTCCTATACAGGGTATTAGTTATCGTACATATGAAGAAAGACTCCAGGATGATAAAAGGAATATCAATCTCCTGGAGCCTAAGTATATTAATATGATTTTAGATGATATTGAGACTGTCCTCGAATACGAACCCTCAAGTGAATATATCAACCCAAGATTAAAACGAGGAAGTAATCCCAACCTGGGTTAGTTATTCCTCAGCAAGTTTTTGGAAATAACTAAGAGCATTATCCTCATCAGCATCAGGTGCTGAGGCAACTGCTGCTGCGGCAACAGGTGTCTGGACATCTTCTTGTACAACTTCCTCATCAAGACGAGGGCGTTGTGCTTGCTTCTGTCCTAGTACAGACTTCAAACGCTTCTCTAAATCTTCATATGATTTGAAGTTAGATTGAGCAGTGAATTCTGAAACGGAATACTCCTTCTTCCAGAGTGCTTCGAGTGCATCATCGTCATCAAGAAGAGGTGACGGAGAATCAAACTCTGACTTATCATAATTCCAGTAACCATCCACCTTGCGTATCTTAAGCTTGAAGTTTGCTCCAGCCCAGAAATCAAATGGATTAATTGCTTCTTCATCTTCAAACTCTGGTTGCATTGCTGCAGTTAGTTTGTCAAAGATTTTCTTACCAAACTTAAAGAGGAATACTCCTCCTTCATTATGAGGGTTAACTGGATCCTTAACAACGTAGATGTTAGCGAAGTAAGAAAGCTTACGCTTCTGCTTACGAACAACATCCTTATCAGATTCATTACCACTGTTCCATAAGTCACGATTGTACTCAGAAACTGGGTCCTTACCACCATTAGTAGTCAGGGAGTTTTCAATGTACCATCCACCTGGTCCTTGGAAAGCATGGGAATAAACCTTTGCCCAAGGTAGGTCCTCACCATCAGGTGCAGGAAGGAATCGGATAACGGCATAACCATTACCGGTTTTATCCAGTTCTGGTTTCCAGAGACGCTCATCAGCACCACCTCTGGTGGTACTTGTCTTCTCAATCTCCTTAACTAATTTGGAGGTGAGCGAACCGAGAGAAGACTGTTTCTTTAGACTTGAAAAAGACATAGATTTGGCTTTTGTTTTGAGATTTGGCTTGTGTGTACCTAGACATTATAGAATCAATTGTTACTGCTGTCAACCTGTTGTTGCATAACGTCAATCATCTTTTCCATATTGGTAAAGACAATAGACATATCAACATCTTTGGGCATGCCCATCATAACAGCAGACTGTTGGATATTATCCTTCATCTTTTGTGCTTGGGGATCATCTGACAAACTCATGCGAGTGTAGAGTATCCTTTGCTTCTCCAGAAGTTCTTGAAGAATTTCAATGTGTTCTGCTTTGTCTTCATTGTTCATCTGGGGGAAATTAAAGACACTACCATAAACTTCTTCTTGAAGTTCTTGGATGTCTGTCATCTCTTTCCGGACTACTTCTGAATCAAAGAAACTCATAATATAATCTCCTGTAGAACTTTTTTATACTTGGGTACATTAATATTTAGGAAGGGTTGGTACTTTTTTATCCGTCTGCTGACGGTTTCCCACACTGGGTCTTTCAACTCTTTATCGAAGTTTTTAACGTACCCAAATATTCTATCACATATCACCAGAGTTTCAAGTGTAGTGTACCCACCTAAGTATCTTTTTAATATGTGAGGGTGTCCATTAGTACAATCAAACACCTCATCTACCTCCCTATCAAAGAGAGAATCAGCATCCTCTTTGAACACATAAGATAGTGACTGAACCTTCTTCTGCCACTGTTTATAATTCCTATCTCCTTCCTGCATTATCTCTCCTATCCATAGCGTCTCTGGATTCTTACAAGAGACAAAGTTTGCTACAAAATAATCCTCAATCTCTTTATCAGGACGTTGGCGAGACATCTTCTCAAAAAAGTACCTGTCCTTACGCTTATGAAATGCTTGTACGGTAGCACGGGACCTTCCACAGTACTTGTGGTAATCATACTTATCCTTGGTGAAGTGGTTCTTCATCGCCAGATAAGTTTTATAACATTCGAATGGCATCACCTGCCTTCTCTAGATTTGTTTCTAATGGTAATGTGGTTTCCTTCTATTTCAAAATCTAAGTAATCT